CGCGATTTCGGCGAGCGCGGCGGGCACGTTGGCCAGGGTTGCGGTCCACATGTTCGGATCAGCCGCGGCGGCGTCCCATTGCGCAATCGGGATACCGCCGCGGCTGATATTGATCACGAAGACCGGCCGCGTCGGATATTCGATCGCGGCCCTGGCGCCGATCATCGTGCCCCAGTTGCTCGTGCCCGCAATGGCCGCCCCGGTTTGAAACGTGCCGATCGTCGTGGTCGCCGCGGCGGCAGACAGGGCCGTGCCTGTATAGCTCCACATATAGAGATTAGGCGGGGGGCTGAACGGGGCATAGGCCACACGGCGCGCGGCGTTACTCTGACCCGCGACGAAAATCACGAACGGCTTGCCCGCCATGGCAGCATCGAGATCGTTGAGCCGGTCAGCGAGCGCCCCGGAGGCGGCCAGTTGCGCGGCCAGATCTGCGATCGACGCCTTGGCGCTAGTGCCATTGCGATTGCCAAGGACACTGTCGAGCAGGGCCGCGGTCACGAGGTTGGTGGTATTTACGCCAGTCGTCATGCGTGTCCTCAGGTGATGATGATGGTGAAGGGGCCTGCAACCGGGCCGGGAACGCCTGCGGCGTTCTGCGGCTCGATCCAGATGTGATGGGCGCCCTGCTCCAGGCAGGCGTCGGTTTCGAGATAGGCGCGGACGTTGTCGATCGTCGCGGCGGCACCGGCCTCGGCGCTGATCGCAATGCCGGTGCCGCCGCTGACCGCCTGGATCCGGTCCAGTTTCGGCCCTGTCGTGGCGACCGAGGTGCCAGGGCGCAGCGTCGCGCCGATCAGACCCGCCTGCACGGTCGAGCCGGAGATCGAGACCACGTCGTAGCCGATCCGGTAATACTTGCCGCCGGTCAGCGCGACCGCCTGCGAGATCCGGCCCGCAGCCCCCGCAGCATGCGCCGCAACGCCGCCCGAGATCGTCCATCCTGTTCCGAGGGTCCAGCTGCCAGCGGCCTCCAGCCCGCCGCCCACGATCAGGTCGGTGCGGGTCGTGTCGCCGAGCGTCGTCGCATAGCTCTGCCCGGGCTCGACCGCGATCGGCGCCCCCACGGCATCGGTCTCGCGGTCCAGCAGACTGGTAATCGAGCGGTAGATCTGCACCCGTGCCGTCGCCGCGTCATCGCCGGTGGCAAACTGGATCAGAGCCCCGCCCAGCAGCGTCGTGATCGAGATCGAGGCCGCATCAAGCGCGGCGGGCAGTGCCGCGTCGGCCGACCCGACCACGATTGTGATCGTCGCAGACCATGGCCCCGCGACGCCCGTCGCCCCGATGCCGCGGGCGCGCAGATCGACCGACTGCCCGGGCGTGTAGCTGTCGATCGTGCCGCCGCCATTGGCCACCGGGATCGTGGTGCTGCTCCAGCTCTCGGCGCCGGAAATCCGGTGATCCAGCCCGATCTCGATTGTCGGCACCGACCCGGTGCCGGGGGCGACCGCATAGCTGATCCTGTTGGCCAGACCCGTCGCGGCGAGGCCCGAGGTCAGCGCCACAAACCGCGGGGCCGAGGGCTGCAGCAGGTTGTCGTCGATCTCGGCCCCGACGCGGCTCGACCAGGCGGGGATCGGCGTGGCCGCCAGGATCGTGTCGATCTGCGGCGCGGCATCGACGGTGCGCACGATCGCGCACATGTCCTGCGTCGCCTCGATCCGCGTCACGATCTGGGCGTAGCTCTCGACGCGGGCCGGTCCGACATGCACGAGATCACCGACAACCGGCATCGGCCCGGAGCCGGTCAGCGTCAGGATCTGCGTCTCGCCCGGCAGGGTCATCACGGGCCGGACGACCGAGATGCCCACCGTATCCTCCTCGGTCTCGAAAACCCGGAAGCGGCAGGCATAGGTCTCGCCCGCGGTCATCGCAAAGACGTCATCGATCTCGACCGCCGCGCCCTGCACCGATTTGACACGGGCGGCGAGCTGCACGCGGCTGAGCACGTCGTGGCTGAGTGCGATGGCGTCGCCCCGGGTGGCCGCAAAGGTCGTTTCGGCCGTGCCGTAGACGGCTTCGACTTTCGCCATGACGGCGGCGCGGCGGGTCAGACGGTCGGACATCACTGCGGCTCCTGCTCGGGGGTGGGCTCAGGCCCGGTTTCAACGTCGGTTTCAACGGGGCCTTGAACGGGGGTGTCATCCGCCGTCTCGCCGGGTTTGGGCACGGGCGTCAGGGTCATGCTGCCCTCATCCAGCACGAACGATCCGCCCCGGTCGGGGTAGGGTTGGACGGACGGCGCGGGCGTGGTTTTGCTCTTGCTCATGTGGGGGCGAACCTCAGCTGATCGGGGATCGAAAACGAGATGTCGTAGACGAAGGCGCCTGCGACGGCGCGGCTCAGGGTGCAGCCGCGGAAGGTCATCACGCCGACGCGGCCGCCCCAGTCCCACCCCGCCAAAGCGGCGATGATGGCGGCGATCAGCTCGCCGATCACCGGCAGCGCCCGGGCGCCCGAGGCATCCCCCGCCTTGACGGTCAGGACGACGGAATAAAGCCGCTCGATCGACTGGACATAGGCCGCGGTGCGGGGGGTCTGCGATCCGCCCTTGATCCCGGTGGGGATGACATGGGCGGCGGGGGTCGCCTGCGGCAGCTGGCCCGTGGCGGTCAAGGCGCCGAACTCGGCCGCCCCCCAGGCGCGCCCGCCCAGACCGGGCACACGCTCCTTGAGCCGGGCGGTGATGTCATCCACATCGGCCATCAGATGATCGCCGCTGCCCGCGACACCTTTGTCGCCACGCCAAAATTGAAGCTGCTGCTGGATGCCGACGGCGTCACCCTCATCGCCGAGGCGATCCGGGCGGCTTTCCCTGACGCGCCGCCCGACGTGATCGTCATCGATCCGATCCGCAACCTCTTTGATGGCGGCCCGGAAGGCGGCGGCGAAAACGACAACACCGCCATGATGTTTTTCCTGAAGGACCGTGTCGAGGTTCTGCGCGAAGCGGTCAATCCGGACGCGGGCGTCATCCTCGCTCACCACACCCGCAAGGCGGCCAAGCATCAGGTCAAGGACGATCCCTTCCTCGCTCTCTCCGGCGCCAGCGCGCTGCGCGGCTTCTATACCTCCGGTTTGCTGATGCATCGGCCCGATGAGGACAGCACCCAGCGTCGCCTGGAGATCGAGTTGCGCAATGGCCCCGCGCTTCCGGGCAAGCTGATCGACAAGGTGGCGAGGCGCTGGGTTGAGTTGAACCAGATGAACGAGCGGCTGGTGCGCAAGGAACCCTATGGCCGACGCCGCAGACCGAAACTGTGCGCGTTCCGGCCGAGGATGTGCTGCACATCTACAGGCCGATTGATGCCGGGCAGATCCGGGGCTTGCCGCATGCGGCACCCGCTATGGTGCGACTGTTTCTTCTGGATCAATACGACGACGCGGAACTCGACCGGAAAAAGACGGCTGCGATGTTCGCTGGCTTCATCACCAAGAACGCTACGGAAGAACCGTTGATGGGGGAGACCCTCGCTACCGATGACAGCGGCGCAACTGTCAGCCTCGAGCCGGGCACCCTGCAGGTGCTCTTGCCAGGGGAGGACGTGAAGTTTTCCAGCCCCGCCGATGTTGGTGGCGGCTACCGAAGTTTTGACCCACGCCCGTGCCGTCGTCGATCTCTGTCGCCTCGCCGGGCAACCGCAGATGGCCGGCCGCTTTCTAGAGCGCGACACCGGTATCGACGATGTCCGCGCTGCTCTGCTGGCCACCCGCGCCGAGGCCGTGCCCGACATTTCCGCCGCCCACCCGCAACCCGGCCGACCCTCTGGCGCGCGCCCCTGGGGCGATGTCATCGCCCGCACCTTCCGTTTGAAAGGATAACCCCATGACCACGCTTACTGAAACCCGCCACGCGGGCGGCTTCCTCGTCTGGGAAGCGCTGCGCGATTTTTGCCGCAGCACCGTCATCCTGGCCTCCGGCGACCTCCAACCCGGCACAATTCTGGGCAAGATCACCGCTTCGGGAAAATACGCGGCCCATGACCCCGCCGCCTCGAACGGCACCCAGACGGCAGCAGCCATCCTCTGGGACAGCGTCGATGCCAGCAGTGGCGACACCAACGCCGTTGTGCTGATCCGCGGCCCCGCCATCGTCAACCAGTATGAGATCAGCATCCTCGGTACGCCAACTGCGCCGCAGATTGCCGCTGCCTACGCTGCCCTGCTGACACTCGGCATCCTCGTTCGTTAACACCCAAATCAGGAGGCACCTCATGGCCACCATGGACATTTTCGAAGGCGATGCCTTCTCGATCATCGAACTTACCCGCGCGCTGGAAAACATTCCCTACCAACCCGCCACCCTGTCGGCGTCAGGCTTGTTCGGGCCGCGCGGCGTCCGCTCGCGCACTGTCGTGATTGAGTCCCGCGACGGCACGCTGTCGCTGATCCCGTTCTCCGAACGCGGCTCGGCTTACGACCAGCAGACCCCGGAACGCCGCGATGTGCGGGCCTTCGTCTGCCGCCAGTTCAAGAAGCAGGACGTGATTTGGGCCTCGGAAATCCAGCAGGTGCGCGACTTCGGGAGCGAATCTGCCACCCAGCAGGTGCAGGCCGAAGTCGCCCGCAAACTCGGTCGACTGCGCAACGACGCCGAAACCACGTTCGAGTATCACCTCTTCAATGGCATCCAAGGGCTGGTGAAGGACCCGCGCGATGGTGCCACGGTGGTGAACGATTTCACCGAATTCGGCATCACTCCGGCCACCGAGGTGGATTTTGATCTCGACAACGCGACGCCTGCCTCCGGGGCATTGCGAAAACGCTGCCAGGCGCTGATCGAAAGCGTCGAAGATACGATGGGCGGCCTTGCCACCGGTGCCATCGCACTGCGTGCCGAATGCGGCTCGGCCTTCTTCGCCGATCTGGTGGCGCACAAGGAGGTCCGCGAAACCTACCTCAACACCGCCGCCGCTGCCGATCTGCGGTCGCGCATCGCCGACGAGGTCAGCTTCGGCGGCATCACCTTCCGCCGCTACCGGGGCGGGGCGGGTTTTGGTGTCGCCACCGACAAGGCGGTGTTCTACCCAGAAGCCGTCGAGGGGCTGTTCGAGATCTACCACGCCCCCGCCGACACGTTCGAGACGCTCAACACGCTGGGCCAGCCTCTCTACGCCCGGATTATCCCTGACCGGGATCGCGACGAATGGGTGCGGCTTGAGATCGAAAGCAACCCGCTGCCGATCTGCACCCGCCCGCAGGTGCTGCGGTCCGCGGCGGACGTGACTGGCGTCAGCTACGTGGCGCGCGGGCGGTCCCAGTTCATGCCAGCCAGGCGCGGATCAGTGCCGAAGCTGTCGCGCCCGAACTCGAGGCCGAGTTTGGGGTGCTCACGGATGGCCTGCGCTCCGCTCTGGCCGATGCGGATGCGCCAAGTCTGGCGGTCCACCGGCTGTGGCGCGGCGAATGCAGGACAGGTCAGCACTGCAAGATTTGCGCCGCCTTCGGGGTCGCGGACCGATGCGTATCGAATGACCTCGGCCCCGATCTCGCGGGCGGCATCAGAAAGCTGTTGGCAGGGGCCGTAG